TTTTACATGCATTCTTTATGTGATGTATATCCATATCTAAATGAAAGATATGGATTTAAAAAAAATAAAGGTTATGGTACGAAACAACATTTAGAAGGTATCAAAAAATATGGAATTACTAAATGGCACCGTAAAAGTTTCAAGCCATGCAAAGAGAAAGAAATTCAACTGAATACACAACTATAAGTCTTTCATTTTAGATTCAACATTTTTATCCAACTGATCAAGAAATTCGCCTGTTATATTGGATTTATTTGGCGGAATCAAATCACGAGGTAATTCTGAATCATTTGTTTTATACAGTGTTCCATCTTCCTTTACATTCTGCGATAATTTCGATCCGTACTGTTTTGCTTTTCTTTTGTTTTCTTCAATCGTAGCAATTTTGCTATCTTTTAACCGTGTTTCAAAATCACGCTTTGAAATTTCTTGATTGTACAACTTTTCACTCATTAAATTATTCAAATCTTTTTCCAAATATTCGACTTTTCCGGTTTTGTACGCGTTTGGCTCCCAAGGCATCCATACACCGACTGGACCGACGAAAATATCATGATTTGGATCTTGTTTTCTCAGTTGTTTGCATCTTAATTCAGCTTCTTCTTGAGATTCATATGATCCACGAATCTTGATTCCTCGAACATTTGTTTGAAAGTTGTGTTCTTTGTTGAATTTCATTGCCAATTCTTCTTCATTATTTTCCAAGTAGGTTTTGTAATGTTCAGTAATATTAGGATTTTTAATTTCTTCTTTTTCTGAATTTGCATATTCTGTAAAATCTTTCATCATTGTCTCAACTGATATGTTGTATTTGTATGCTAGAAATTCCAAATATGCCTGAAATCGTTGGACTGAGTGATTAAAGTCAAATTGTTTCACAAAAGACTCAAAAAAGAAAATATTTTTTTGTTTTAAAATACTTTCAGGTGACAAAAAAGAAACACACACAAATTTTTGATTCGGTATAGATTGGTCTTGATCAAGTACATCTACTTCGTTTCTCTCTTCTGTCGACATAGTACTATTATAAATAATTTACTCAAAATTTTAAGTCTTTTTTATTTACATTATTTTTTTTCTACAATAAACATATATGATTGTAGATAAACTTAGTGAATTAGTTGACTGGAGTGAACTCGCCAGAAGAGCTTTAAAATATTTGACAGAAGGTATAATTGTCGCTATTGCAGCATATGCTATTCCTAATGTAAAACGTTCACTGAACTTTGATGAAGTAATCTTAATCGCTTTGACAGCTGCCGCTACATTTTCGATTCTAGATACTTATATCCCATCAATGGCTGTTAGTGCTAGAAACGGGGCCGGATTTGGTATAGGGGCTAATCTCGTGAGATTTCCAGGTGGATTCTAGGAATAATTGAATAACTGTTTGTATATGTAATATTTATCTTTTTACACATACAATATATCAAGGAGTTCTGATAAATTCCCAATTCAATTCTTCACATATTCTTCTCCAAATATTATCTTGTTCATTTCGTTTTTCTTGATCTTTTAGCATATAAAAATACGGTAAATATTCATCTTCACGCAATAATTCACACAACTTGTACAGCACATAATAGTAATTTAAGAAATTTACTCGTTCGGCTGGACAATGTTTCGAATATGGTGTTTGTATTTCAAGAAATAGATTGCACAATTTTTGTTCGAGTTCACAACTCATACGAGGTGGACTAATTCCAAGTTTTTCTTTAATAAAGGATATATGTTCATAATATTTGTTGTATCCTAAATTTTTCAGTATAGTTTTCGTCTTTTCATTTGTCAGTTGAGATAATTCAATTCTCTCTTTTTTGATCTGATTGCGAATATTTTCTATAATATCTTCTTTTATGTACGTTGATTCTTTTGCTTGAAATTGTGCTATGATTTCACGGAAATGATTGATTCTTTTATATGCATAAAATGATACTTCTTTTGGAGGTTCTTTATATGATGGTTTGTCGTGTTCAATTAGTATAACTTCTCTGCGAAAACATTGTATACATATCATCACACCTTCATGCTCAATGCATGTCATGTCTCCATTACAGTACTTGCAAATGTCATATGGTTGAATATAATCATTCATATTGATAAATTTTGGATCTAAATTAGAGAAATAATCATTTGGATTCACTGTTTCCTTTTCTGGTTGATTTGTGTCTGTATTTATTTTAAAAAACTGATTTATTATTGTTTTTTTATTATCGTTTTCCGTGATTTGTTTTTTATTCTCAAAGTAATCAAATATGTATTTAGAATTATCAAGGTAATATTGTTTACGTTTCTTTTTGATGGTTTTTATTTGATGTTTTAAATCTGCGATTTGTTTTTCTGTTTGTAAAATAGTGGTCATATCATTTTCATCTTTATTCGTACTACATTTGCATTTTTTTTGCAGTAAATTCAACATTTTTCTTAATTGTGGTAATGTATCTTCTTCTTTTTGAATTGAATCAATCACACTTTCATGTTTTGTATCGACTGTAAGAATAGATTTTTTATCTACTTTTATATGTTTCTCCGTTTTTGGTTTAAATCTAGGCATGAATTTGAGATTTTAATACTTTTAATGTTGAGACCCTTTTAAGTCAATACTAACCATTTGAATATGATGTGTTTTGTCAATTAGTTTACAATTGAAAAATAGAATCGATTGACGAAATTAAATATGGATTCCAAACATATGCAAAAAATGATATTTATTCATAATGCTATTGAAAATGGATGGACTGTCAAAAAACAAAATATGTTTTACATCTTTAAGAAAAAACATAATGGTAGAATGGAAGTATTCAAGGATTCGTATACAGATGCATTTATCAAGGAAAACACTAAACTCCCAACTATTTCACATATTTCGAAAAATGGAAATTAACATTATTTTTTTTCGTTATTTTCAAAAAAAATAATCTTATGCAATAGTATACTACTATGGCCGGCGGTTTAATGCAATTAGTTGCCTATGGGGCTCAAGATGTTTATTTAACAGCTAACCCTCAAATCACATTTTGGAAAGTTACATACCGAAGATATACCAACTTCGCTATGGAATCCATTGAGCAAACTTTCAATGGTGCCGCTGACTTCGGCAGAAGAGTCCAATGCACTCTTTCTAGAAACGGAGATTTAGCTTACCGCACATACCTAGAAGTTACATTACCTGAAATCAAAACTGACTCAAACGATTTATATGCTCGTTGGTTGGATTATCCAGGTGAACAATTGATTGATACAGTTGAAGTTGAAATTGGAGGTCAACGTATCGATCGTCAATACGGTCAATGGATGCACATCTGGAATCAACTGACCATGACTTCTGAACAAGAAGCCGGGTACAACAAAATGGTTGGACACACTACTGCTTTGACTTACTTGACCGATCCTACTTATGCAGATATTGACTCTCCTTGTGAAGCTGACGGTAAGTTCAATGTTTGCGAACCTCGCAACGCTTTACCTGCCACAACCTTGTATGTTCCTCTTCAATTCTGGTTCTGCAGAAACCCTGGTTTGGCTCTTCCTTTGATCGCACTTCAATACCACGAAGTCAAGATCAACATTACTTTCAACAAGATTGAGAAATGTCTATGGGCTGCTAAAGGCGATGATCATAAAAAAGAGACAACAGCATACAATGCTAACTTATTACATGCATCTTTATTTGTAGACTACATTTTCTTGGATACCGATGAACGCCGCAGAATGGCCCAAAACCCCCATGAATATTTGATTGAACAGCTCCAATTTACCGGTGAAGAATCTGTTGCTTCCAGTTCTAACAAGATCAAGTTGAATTTCAACCACCCTTGCAAGGAATTAGTCTGGGTTGCCCAAAAGGATGAACTCATTGATGAATGCAACAACTTCGAGCCTGCCTTAGATAACGAAGAAGCTATTCTTGTGAAAGATGTTTACGGTTGTCAATTTTTCAACTATACTGATGCCATTGATGCACTTCCTAAATTGGTCGCTGGATATGGTAGCAGAAATACAAACAATAAATATACTAACGTAGGTGATTACAGAAATGATAATGCGAATGCTTCAATTCCATTCCAAATGGGAATTTCGAGTGAAAATGATGCTTATAACGACGCTGGTTTAGAGGTTGGAGAGGATAAATCCCTCAACAACTACACCGATGCCGCACAGTATGTTGTTTCCGAAACTTCCCGCTCCATGAACTGCTGGGGTAACAACCCAGTTGTTTCTGCTAAGCTCCAATTGAACGGACAAGATCGTTTCTCTGACAGAGAAGGTTCTTACTTCGATACCGTCCAACCTTACCAACACCACACCAGACACCCTGACACCGGTATCAATGTCTACTCTTTCGCTCTTCGCCCTGAAGAACACCAACCATCTGGCACATGCAACTTCTCTCGCATTGATAACGCTACTCTTCAACTTAACTTGTCTTACAACATGGTCAAGGATAAGTCTTCCGCAAAGGTCAGAGTTTATGCCGTTAACTACAATGTTCTTCGTATTATGAGTGGTATGGGTGGGTTAGCTTATTCGAATTAATTTTAATAAATTATATGATATTATCAATTCAAGTAACAAATGTTTTGAAGAAAACATACTAAGATAGAATATGCTGATTAGTATGTTTTTACGAACAACATATCATTTCTGTGAGGAACAAAAATGTGGAATCGTACGGAAACGAGATTTAGATATATTTATTGATATTCGTGATATTTTTATCGATAATTAATTGTGAAAAACAATTTAATCGTGAAGATTCTTTTAAAACATTTCCGTATTACATGAAAAATAATCAAAAAGTTTCATATCTGGAACACCTGGTTATTATGAAGATGATGTTATTTATCATTTTATAAATGGAAATAAATTTGACATAAGACGAAAAAATGTGACTATTCTACATAAACACCATCCTGATATTTTTTCACAATACAATGTTACTCATTACAACATATGTCACAAAGTTGCGAATGGTAAATATGCGAATAAATTGAAGAATCCTCTATGGTACACGAATGACTCAAATTGACAAACTATTGTACTCATGTATTGCGAAAAAGATACGATTATAGAATTATGTCCAGAGTCTTATAATCGTATAATCGTATAATTGAATATGAATCAAAGCTAAATAGAAAAATAACATTTAGCAAACATAAAAATTGTTACATTCAATCCACCAGCAATATATTTATCCATCAA